AAACAAATACAGCTACAGCTGGTACATTCGACCTTGATGTTGATGCAAATGGTCGTTGGTCTGTTGAGCGTTTCAAAGGTTTGTTATTCCAAATCGAACGTGAAGCTAATCGTGTTGCTCAAAGAACTCGTATGGGTCGTGGTAATGTGATTATGTGTTCTTCAGATGTTGCTTCAGCTTTGGCAATGACTGGTAAGTTGGATGTTGGTAATCTTTCAGCTTCTGAAGGTTTGGTTGTTGATGATACCGGTGCTACATTCGTTGGTGTATTGAATAACAAGTACAAAGTATTCATTGACCCATACATGGCTAACGGTGATGCAAATCAATTCGTTGTTGTAGGTTATAAAGGTAAGGATCTTGGACAAGCTGGTATGTTCTATTGCCCATACGTTCCTTTGACTAAACATCACGCAATTGACCCTGCTACATTCCAACCTAAGATTGCATTTAAGACTCGTTATGCTTTAGCTGGAAACCCATTAAACGGTTACAACTATGGAAACCCATCAAATGCATTCGGATTGGCAGCTAATTCTAACGAATTCTTCCGTATGTTCCGTGTACAAAATATTGCTTAATTAAATTTAAGTAGTAAGTAAAACAAAAAGCCCGAATCGTAAGACTAGGGCTTTTTTTTTATTGGAGTTAATTTCAATTGTTTATAATACATTATTTAACATTCTTCCAATTTTGTAATTGTTTCTGAGCAAGTTCTAAGGTTTTCATAATAACTTCAGCAGATTCGTCACATTTAATAGTAACATCTGAGATTTCCAGTGATTGTAGAGAATAATAATTATTACGCCAAACAATACGGTCACAATTATCTGGTACAAGTTGAACATATGATTGACTTAATCCTTTAAGATTTTTCAGTTCATTTATCTCAATCTGCATTTGTTTAGCATAATTAATAAGTGCATCAACTGGCATAAGTTCAATTATATAATGTGTCATAGATGAAAATGTTCATTTAATTGCTTAGATGTGATTTTAACGTCATGACTATAATAACCGTTATGTTGATTGTATAAAGTGAATTGAATAGTACCTTTAGAGGTTTCAAGATTTACAAATACACAAGCACCTTGATCTATACTATACTCTTTTAATGATAATTCATTTACAGTTAAAGCTGAATCTACAGTTTTAATACTATATAAATCTGCACCAATAAAAGATTCAAGGTCATCTTCTGACACCATATAACCATAATCTTCACAACAAGATTGAAAATTGGCAATAAGAATTGAAATTTCCTGAGCAGATGTGGTTATTTTATATCCTGCCATTTTATCTTCGACTTCTTCGATTTTAGTAATCTTTTCGTACATTTTATTTACCATCCTTTCGCATTTAGTTCATATGCTTTTATATCAACAGGAACTACATAAGTAATATAAGAATCTTTACAAATTTCAAACAATTCCTTAATATCTTTAGCTATAACAGCTCTTAGTTCAAACACTTCTACATTTTTAACCATAGTAGAAGCATTCACATAATATAAGTATTTTTTCACAAGTTTCACCAACCGATTAATTCAGATAATTGTCTATCGGTTCTACCGTTAACTGGGTCATAAATTACAGTAATCATTTTAATCCTTTCATAAAGTCTAAAATGGACATAGCATTAATTTCTGTACTATTAGCCCATCTATCAAAATCCATATCAGAAATATCAACAACCCATTCTTTATTAGGTGTATTATTTCTTACTCGATAATGTCTACCATTTTTATTACAATACATCCAATTATCTCGGAAATTCCCATAATCGGGTTTAAATTTATTTCTCTTAAAGAATGTCTTAATTGTAGATTTATTCATTTTATCATTCAAATTGATAATCAATTGCATCGCACATACCATATTCAAGTGCTTGTTCTGGTGTAATCCATTTATCGGAACTTCCCAAAATTACATCTTTAATCTGTTGTTCAGACATATTAGTATGCTCTTTGAAATGGGCAACAAAACGATTATGAATATCATCTTCATGGGAACGCTGTGCTAGAATTTCATGATATTTACCTTCACTGACTTGATTGAATTGGTGAGTCATAATGAAAGCATTTTTAGTTAGTACACGTTTACCCTTTTCACCTGAAATAAAGATAAGTGCAGCCATTGATGCAATGACTCCAGTACCGATTGTTTTGATTTTCAACTTACTTGCTTTAAGCAAATCAATAATAGCAAATGAACTATATACACAACCACCTGGAGAATTAATATAAATACTAAGCTCCAATTCCTCTGGTAACAGAATATTAGATTTAATCAAAAATTCACACATATCTTGAGATGTTTCATTATCAATTTGGTCAAATAGCATATATGTACCAAGAGATTGCAAAGTGAAATCATCTACTGTACCTTCTTGTTCGTCATTTGTTACATCGGTCATAATAATCCTTTTAATTAGTGTGAATGATTACATCATATCATTATTTTCATTAAATGTCAATTAATAAATATAGAATATCATAATCACTTTTACTGTCATGACAACTTTAAAACAACTAAACGAATATCTAACAGATGAACAAAAGCAGCACTTCTCTGATACCACAATTCATCCTAAAGCTAAAGAAGCTACAGACCATTTCTTCGGTAAAGATTCTGACGTAGTACATACTCAACTACATGATGAAAAAAATGAAGTACATAAACGTCTAGAAGCGCATTTAGGACGCGAAGTACCACATGAAGAATATAAATCAGGATATACTACAGATAAACACGGTAGACAAGTTCGTTTGAGCAAAAGTATTAAAGATCCTAAACTTCAAGCAGATTACGGGAATGATTTAAGGGCGCATAAAGCAGGTAAATCATTTTCTATATCTACACATAGAGGTTTAGAAGTTGCGGGGCAAACAAACCCAGAACCAACCAAGTTACACCCTGAAGGTCATTCTTGGAGTGGTAAAGGGGGTTCATGTAAAGATACAAAGGATGGTGGTAATCGACGCTTTTTAAGAGGAGAAATTCGTAACGGTACAGTGACTAGTTTTCTTCACAATGAAGATGGCAAAGAAGTAGCTAGAGCAAGTTTCCAACCATACCATAATGACGCTGGTCATACAATGTATAAGAACGATAGTTATTATGGCGTAGATCATAAAAAGTTCAAAGAACATGTAGCTGAAACAGAAAAAAAGTTAAGTGGCGAACACAAAGGAGGTAGTATATCCTATAAATTGAATCAACATGTATATAACAATAATCAAGGAAGTAGTACCATACACCCAGCAACAACACCTGAACATATTAAAAATCATTTAGACAGTAAAGATGTTAGTAGAGAGGATGTGTCGAGTCTGGTTAAGCATCCAAATAAAGAAGTAGCATTGGCGGCATTACATCATCCTAAAGCAGATGAAGACACACTATATAGTGCAACAGAGCATCCAGATAAAGAAGTAGCATTGGCGGCATTACATCATCCTAAAGCAGATGCAGACACAATAGACCACGCAGCTAATCATCCGGATAAAGAAGTAGTATTAGCTGCATTAAAACATCCTGAAGCTAATAGAGACACAACCCGAATTGCATCTAGGCATCCAGATAAAGAAGTAGCATTAGCCGCATTACATCATCATGAAGCTAATGGAGACACAACCCGAATTGCAGCTGAGCATCCAGATAAAGAAATAGCATTAGCTGCATTAAAACATCATAAAGCTAATGAAGACACAATAGGCAAAGCAGCAGAGCATCCAGATAAAGAAGTGGCATTGGCTGCATTAAAACATCCTAAAGCTAATGGAGACACAACCCGAATTGCAGCTGAGCATCCAGATAAAGAAGTTAGAGATGCAGCTAATAAAACAAAATTAAAAACCGAAACATTTCAATATAAAGGATACAAAATGAAATTAACTGAATCTCAAGTGCAATCCCGCGAAGAATTATTTTATGAACTTATTGAATTCATTGTAAATGAAACATATGAATTTGATGATAATTATGAAATGACAGAAGAAGATCAATCTGTCACTGAAGGAGTAATGCAATATTTCATTGAATCATATAAAGAACCGACTTTACAAGAATCAATTAATATGGTAGCAACAGGTAAAGATATTAATGAAGATTTATACCTTGAAATCATTGAGGCAATTATTCTTGATGAAAGTATTGGTAGTTTTATTGCAGGGGCAGTTCATGGTACAGGTACTTTCATTGCTAAACATAAAGCAGCTAATGCACTTAAAAATGTACAGAAAGCTTCTAAGCAATCAATGCAAGCTGGTAGTGCTAGAAAGACTATAAATAAATCAACAAATACAGGATTTATTCATAATCTTAAAAAGAGCTTTATTAATGCTAAAGCAGATGCAGCTAAAGAAAAACAATCAACTTCAACTAAAACTTCTCATTTTAAACATGCAGTAGCAAAAGGTCAAGAAATTAAGCAAAACGATTTAGCTAATAAAATTGACACTCATATTACTAATGCGAAAAATAAGATTAAAGCAGCAGGAACTAATGTAGCTAACCGTGTTGCGTCAGCAGCAGGAAGATTAGCTGGTTCTTAAAATATTGCAAGTAAATCACTAAAAATATTGATTTTGATGTGTATGTATCAGATAGAGAAAATTAACGAAAATCGACTTCTTTTTCTCTATTTAATCAAGTATTTAAAAACGAAATTAAAGAGAAACTAAATAATGACTATAACGAATTTGAATAATGTGACGACAGTCGGGAATGCTTCAATGTCTAATGGAGAATTCTTAACTTTTGATGTATTAATCAAGAATAGATTCTCTTTAATAATACCTTCTGTACCAGATGTAACCTTCTTCATTCAGAATTTTGAATTTCCTACTGTAACAGTGAACGAAGTGAACATTACGTCAAGAATAGTTGACTATAACGGTATTGGAGAAAAGCTTAACTATGAACCAGTAAACTTAACTTTTTTAGTAGACAAATACAGCAGAAATTGGGCTTCTGTGTTTAACTGGATGAAGAAAATGACTGTAGATGGTTCTTCTGTAGATTTTGAAGATAATATAGTTTTAATGATTGACGGTAAAGAATTCTTGAGGTTTAACGGAGCATGGCCTACAGCATTAACCGGTTATTCATTAGACTCAACTATTGAAGATGTACAATATGTAAAAGCTACAGTTACTTTTAATTATGACTATTTTGATTATTTAGGTCAATTTACAACTGTAGATTCTGTATATAAATAAACTGTACAATAAGAAGAATACTTTTATTTAATGTATATTCTCATTAAACATTATATAAAAGTATTAAATAGACACTTCGTGTCATGTTCGCACCTAAAGTTGCTCCATATACAATATTTTTAATTTAAGTCTTTATCTGTTTTATACATAATAAACATTAAATATAATATCTCCCACACCTTTAACGCAAGTCGATTTGAAGCAGCAGCGAATTGAATATCACAATTATATTTTGAACGAGAGTTAACCCACCGAGGGTTAATGTATATACGTTCAATATACTGTTTAAAGTGGCTTGATGTTAAATAATCTACTCATATCCGTGGTCATTTTAAAGATATATGTTCAACCCGAATTGTCATGGGGCATATTCTATCCACTGCTTTATATTTTTGGATTAACATCTGTTACACTGTCATCATACCCAGAGCGGTCTAGTTCGCATTGATTAGCTATATGAGAGATGAAATCACGATATGCTCTGAACATACCTTCAAATTGTTTATTTCTTAATTCTACATCATTTCTTCAGTAATGTCAAGTTTTTCTTTCAATTTTCCATCTTTTATCGCTTTTACACGAGATTCAATGATTTTATTAGCTAATTCATGAATATCAGTATCCCATGGGAAATATCCATTTCTAACTAAATCCTCAGCTGATTCTAAATATTTACCATAAATTTCTTGAGATATGTGCATTTTTCTTAAAATAAATATATGCGAATGATTATTTATTAGAGGAATTTAAAATGAATATAACAATAGAAGATGTATTGAGTGAATGGAAAGAGGATTCTATTATAGATGAATCTAAGTTATCTAGTGAAATTATAAAAGTACCTATGCTTCATAGTAAGTATCTTGGTTATTATATTTTCTTTAAACAAAAATTTGCACAAGCAGAATCTAAGAAAAATAAATTTGGATTTCATAAAAGGAAATATTTCCGTGGAGAAATGGATCAAACCGATTTAAAGAAATTTGGTTGGTCTCAATGGAATGGGCTTAAACCGTCTGCTACAGAGTTAAATCAATTACTTGAATTTGATTCTGATATGAATGATTTACAAAGAGTAGTTTCAGAGTTAAAAACTTACGTTTCCGGTTGTGAATATATCCTTGGACAATTAAAATCAAGAGAATATTCATTGAAATCTCTCGTTGAATATCAAAGATTCCTTAGTGGTGGTTAATAATGGCTGATATTATATTATCAAAAAAAGATGAAAGTACACTTTATATAGATTGTGAATTAGCAATTCTATATGAATTGAAAGAGAAATTCACATTCTTTGCAGAAGGTTATAAATTTCATCCTCGCTACAAAGCCCGTCAATGGGATGGTACAATATGTCTACTTAATGCTAGAAATGGTACTTTACCGCTTGGACTATATAAAGAACTTGTAACATATGCAACTGAATCTCTTGGATATGAAATTGAATATAAATCAACTAAATACGGTTCACCTGATGACGTTGAAAATATTACACTAGAAGAAATTAATGAATTTGTTTTATCATTAAATTTACATTCTTCTGGTAATCCTATTGAAGTACGAGATTATCAAATACAAGCATTGTATAATTGTATTAAGAATAGTCGTCAAATTTCACTAACACCAACAGGCGGTGGTAAAAGTTTAATTGCATATTGTTTATATAGATGGTATAATGCAAAAGATTTAACATTTATGTTAGTTGTACCTAGTTTAAGTCTTATTAAACAAATGTATTCTGATTTTGTTGATTACAGTACCAATAATAATTTTGATGTAAAATCAAATACTCAAGTTATAGCTGAAGGTGCCGATAAGGATATATCAAAGCAGTTGATATTGGCTACGTGGCAGAGCGTATATAAACAACCTCAATCATGGTTCAATAATAGTATTGATGTTATATTCGGGGATGAACTTCACGGGTGGAAATCGGAGAGTTGTAAAGGTATAATGGAGAAATCAACTGAAGTGAAGTATCGCTTTGGTGTTACAGGTTCATTAGATAAATCCACAGTAAATAAATTAGTTCTTAAAGGTTCTTTTGGTGAAATATCAAGAGTGAAATCTACAAGAGATTTGATTAATGAAGGATACCTATGTGATATTAAGATTCAATGTTTGATATTAAAATATAGTAAAGGGACTAAAAAGCTTTTGAAAGATTGTGATTATGTTAAGGAAATATCTTTCATAACACAACATGAAAAACGAAATAATTTTATAAGAGATTTGGCTTTAAGTCAAATTGGGAATACACTTATCTTGTTTAACTATGTTGAAACTCACGGAGTACCACTTTATGAAAAAATTAAAGAGAAAGCTGACTCGCAGGAAGTCCATTTTGTATCAGGTACGATTAAAGCAGCTGATAGAGAATTAATCCGTAAACTAGTTCAAGGTTCTGAAGAAGATAATATTATAGTGGCATCAACTGGTGTATTTTCCACTGGAATTAATTTACCACGAATACATAATATCATTTTTGCTCATCCTACAAAGAGTGTGATTAAAGTTATTCAGTCAATTGGTCGTGGATTGAGAAAGTCTGATGATAAAGCATTCTTAAAATTATATGATATATGTGATGCGATTAATACATCAAAAGTTTCACCGAATTATACATATAATCACTTTATTGAGAGATTGAGAATATATTCTGAAGAGGACCATGAGTATAAACTAATTGAAATTGAATTGGAGAAAGATAAATGAAAACCCTTAAAGATTTAAAAGATGTTATATTTGCACCCAAAAAGCTTCCTACATTATTTGCTTCCATTGGAAATCGTGACGATGTAACTTCACCTGTAAAGAAACTTCCAACTTTATTCGCTTCTATTTCCAAAAGAAAAAACATTTCTGAAGATAAAAATGGTGAAGATCATAGTGATTTACATGATAGATTAGTTGCACATCACAAAAATTATGATGAACATGATTTGACTGCTATTAAAAATTATACAGATGATTCTTATAATTTGAATAGATATTTACATAGAAAGCATAATGATGAAACTACTCCAGACCGTTATCCTGAACATGAATTACATGCAAAGATGATGGATAAAGCTGTAACGACTCATAAAGCACCTGAAGATTTGCATGTATATTCTGGTTTAAGAAAATCTCCTGAGCATAATTTACCTAAAGATGGTAATGTTCACTTACCTGCATATACTTCTACTTCTTTAAGTAAAAGTACTGCAAGACAATTTGCTAGAGGAGATGCAGATTCTAAACATGCTAAAAATACAGTTGCAAGTACATCATTTCCACCAAAGCATATATTACATATCCATATTCCTGAAGGACATCATGGCGCATATGTAGATCATCATTCTGAAAATCAAGGTGAAGAAGAGTATATTCTACCAAGAGATACTAAGTTGCATATTCATCATACACCAGAATATGATAAGAAGCATCATAGTATGATTTGGCACGCTCACCCTATAAATTAGGATAAAGATTTGCGTATATTGGATAAGTGTGATATAATAGTACATTATATAGAAGCATTCACTAGGAAATTTCCATGTACGCAAAACGAGCAAAAGATAAAGCTTTTTATGTATCCAACATCCAGTTAAATCAAGAATATTTAACTTGGTATGAAAATATAAAATTGGCACAAGCTGAAGGAATAGAAGAACCACAGATACCAGACTTCATTGTTCAATCAATGATGCGTATCGCTAACAAACTTTCATATAAACCTAATTTCATCAATTATACCTTTAAAGAGGATATGGTTAGTGACGCTTTATATGACTGTGTTAGATTCGCAAAGAAATTCAATCCAGAAAAAAGTACGAACCCATTTAGTTATATCACAACTATTTGTTTCAATGCATTCCTCCGTCGAATCGACAAAGAAAAATCCCAAAGATATATTAAAGCTATGATTGTGAATGAAACTGATACCTCAGCTTTCTTCGATAATCAAGATCATGAAGCAAATGATGTATATGCTAATCAGTATATTGAATTTCTTAAAGAAGTTGGTATGTCAGATGATGCAATTCCAATGTCAGTAAAACGTGGTAAAAAATATCAAACAGCTTTAGCTGAATTAGAAGTAGTAGGACCTTTAGCGGAATTTGAAAATGACTGAATCTGTGATTTGGTTAGGCGATTTACATCTCGGTGCAAGAAATGGGTCTCCTATTGTATGTGAGTATCAACTGAAATTCTTTGAAACCGAATTATTCCCATATATGTTGAAACATAAAATTTCAACGATATATCAATTAGGAGATTTGTTTGATAGTAGAAAATTCACAAACCATGCAATATTTAAAGAATGGCAAGATAGATTTTTCAATAAGTTAAAAGATTATAATTTTAAACTTATTACATTACTGGGAAATCATGACCTTTCATATAAGAATTCTCTTAAAGTAAATTCACCTGAATTATTTCTTTCAACATATGATAACATTGAAATTATATCTACACCGACTGTAAAAACGATTGGGTCAACTGAATTTCTTTTAATTCCTTGGATATGCGAAGAAAATGAAAAATTAACAGATTCTATTATAGAAGAAACTACTGCAATTTATTGTGCGGGACATTTTGAACTTACTGGATTCCCTATGCAAAAAGGTGTAGAAGCTCACGGTGAAATGAGTGTTTCTAAATTTGAGAAGTTCGATTTAGTTTTATCTGGGCATTATCATACAAGAAGTAAGAAGCAAAATATATTATATACAGGTATTCCGTTTGAATTAACATGGGCTGATTATGATGACCAGAAAGGTTTTCATGTATATTCTCCTACAAAAAATAATTTCACGTTTGTTAAAACAAAATCAACATTATTTAATAAATTTGAATATGATGATGAAATTGAAAAGCCTATCATTCCAGATAATTTAACTGATACTTATGTGAAGGTTGTTGTTATTAATAAAACAAATCCTTCATATTTTGAAAAGTTTATTTCTGGTATTTCTGAACAATTTCCAGCTGATTTAAAAATAACAGATTTTGATATAGATTTTGAGTCGGTCGAAATTGATGATACGGATATTATGGAAGATACAAAAACTATGATTGGTAAGTTTATTGACCAATTAGAAGTTGAAGTTGAAAAAGAAGAATTGAAATCTCAAATGAATACATTATACATTTCTGCATTGGAAGTTACGATATGAAAGTGATTTTTAAAGATATTACCTACAAAAACTTCCGTAGTGTAGGTAATACTGCAATAACAGTAAACCTGAACACTCATAAAACCACTCTTATTACTGGAATTAATGGTAGCGGAAAGACTTTATTGTTACATGCGATTTGTTTTGCTTTATTCGGTAGAGGATATGGTGAGATAAACAAACCAGAACTTATCAATTCTATTAATAAGAAACAACTCGTTGTCACATTGAATTTTTCAATAGAATCTAAATCTTATAAAATAGTAAGAGGTATGAAGCCAAATATATTTCAGATTTTTGAGAATGATATTTTGTTAAATCAAGATCCTAGTATAAAGGATTATCAAAAATATCTTGAACAGAATATTTTAAAATTTAATTATAGAGCATTTACACAAGTTGTTATTATTGGAGGTGGGTCTGATTATACTCCATTCATGCGACTATCATCTAAAGACCGAAGAGAATTTGTCGAAGATTTACTTGATATACGAGTATTCTCAGTAATGAGTTCTATATTGAAAGATGAAATAAAATCATTAAAAGATGAATTGAAATGTAATGAATTTGATTTAAAAAATATTAAAGAAAAAATAGAATTACAAGAATCGTTCATAAAACGCCTTAAATCAGATAGAGAAGATTCAACTGATAAGTTAGAAGAAAAGATTTATTTGATAACAGAAGAAAATAAAACCCTTCACAACTCTAGTATTGATTATCAATCAAAATTAACTGAAGCGCAACTTCAAGCAGATTTACATTATGATATTGATGATAAACTTAGTTCATTAAGAATTTCAAAGAAAAATGTATTGAATTCTTTATCAAAAATTAATTCTAAAAAAGAAGCATATAATAATTTGTCAGTATGTCCTACATGCTCTCAATCAGTTAATGAAGAACATAAGAAATCTGTTATTGATACTTATACCAATGAATATACTGAATTGAATTCTACCCTTTATGATATAGAAGCTAAAGAGAAAATTCTAAATGAAGAACTAAAAGAACTTCAACCTTTTATATTACTTGTAGCAGAGTTAAATATTAAGGTTTCTGAAATTAACACATCAATTTTCTCTAATAATAAACTGATAAGGAATTTGTTTAATCAAATAGAATCATTAAAGAATAATACTGATAATATAGATGATGAACAATTAAAATTGAAAAAATTTGCAAAAGAATTTATTTCAATTACTGGTAGTAAAAAGAAAACCTTCCAATTGCTCCAATATAAAGACGCAATGCAACAAATTCTTTCTGATTCGGGTATTAAGAGTAAAATTATTAAGCAATATATTCCTACCATTAATAAGTACATTAATAAACATTTAGAAGAATTGGATTTTTTCTGTAATTTTAATTTAGATGAACAGTTTAATGAAACTATTAAATCTAGGCACAGAGATACGTTTACTTATAATAATTTTTCTGATGGTCAAAAGAGAAGGATAGATTTAGCTATCCTATTAGCATGGACTGAAATAGCTAAATCGAAAAATTCATTGCATACTAATATAATATGCTTTGATGAAATTGATTCAGTGTTAGACGCTGAAGGTTCTGAATTGTTTTTGAAGTTGATTAAATCTAAAACCCATGTGGATAATATATTTGTTATTAGTCATAAGATAGATATGCTAATGGATAAAGTTGATAATGTTATAAAGTTTAGGTTGCATAATAACTTCACCGAAAGATTATTTGACATTTAATTAAATTCATGTATAATGAATCATCAAATAACAAATGAGAGGTAATTATAACATGATTATAGAAAATTCACATAATGTAAATACAAATTTACATAATTCTATGGATTTTGGTATTGTAGATGATGCTGCAAGAATTTTTAGTTTTTTGGGGCAACATCTTTATTCCGAAAAAGAGCGGTCAGTTATCACTGAACTGTCAAGTAATGCAATTGATGCACATATCATGGTAGGTAAAGGACACGAGCCATTTCATGTTACTTTACCTACATCACTTGATCCTGTATTCACTGTACGAGATTTCGGGCCTGGTTTGTGTGAATCGGATATTTACAAATTTCTGACAAAATACGGTTCATCTTCTAAAGGTGCTACTAATGATTTTATTGGGGGATTTGGTATTGGTTCTAAGTCTCCTGCTGCTGTAACAGATTCATGGAATATCATTTCATATAATGATGGGATTGAAACTGAATATTTGATTCATATTAATGAAAAGGGTATTCCTCGAATCAATAAATTATATTCTAAACCAACAACTGAAACTGGATTGAAAGTTGTTATTCCTACAAAATCTGCGAACAATTGGTATGAAGCTGCTAAATCTGCATATGCTCATTACGAAGTTCTTCCAGTTCTGAAAGGTGGTAATGCATCCAGTATTACTAATGTAAAATATACATTTGAATATAAGAATTTGTATAAATTTTCAAGTAGAATTGGTTATCAATCCGCTAAAGGTTATATTTTAATGAATCGTAGGTCATATGATCTTGATTATTCTAAAGTAACTGGATTCACTTCACCGTTTGATTCTGATTTTAATTGGTATTTACCGTTTACAACCAGTGATTTGAGTGTTTCATTGTCTCGTGAGCAATTACAATATGATTCTAGTACCGTAGAAAAGATTAAGAACCGAATTGGCGAAATTTTAGAATCACTTAAAGCTGAATGGAAAATTGATGTTACTCCGCATACCTCTGCATATGAATATCAAATTGCGGCTGATACATTTAGAAATAAGTATCGTATAAATTCAACTTTTTGCCGAACAATTTCTAATCAGAATGGTGATAAGTTTTGTACTCTGGTTAATTTTGATAATTTGAATTCATTTTCTATTGAATTACCAAAAACAGATCCTAAGTTAACTGTTGAATCTTATATTTCTTATGCGACTGTTGATGTTGTTAAAGCTATTAAGCAAAATCGGTATGGTGTTGGTATTCATTATGTTTCTCTTAAAACGGATTATAATAATGGTCGTGCATTGAAGTTTAATTCAATGAAGAAGGATGATATTGCATTTATTCTTAAAGATGTACCAAATACACCATCAAGAGTTAAGAATGCAATTGCTAATAAAGTTATACCAGCTTGTGTGATTTTAGAAAAAGATTTATATGATTCAATTCCAGATTCATTTCTTAAAGTTAAAGCGTCTGATTTGGATAAAGTTGTAATTAAACGAGAAAAACGTGAAGTTATAAAATCAGCGACATATCGTCTTGATGGTAAACGACTAGAAAAGTATATAATTACTGATACTAATATCGAATGGGTTGGTGTTAAATTCACAAATGCCAATACTATTGATTCGATAGTTGGAGATTTTGATAAGAAATTTGTCGCAAAATTTAGGAATACTTTTGGAGTTAATATTATTGCGGTTAAAGATGACGGGAATTTTCCTGCTAATACTATTACACCTCTCCAGTGGGTGACTAATAAGTATAATGAACTTATTTTGAAAAAGTCTGATATTATTGATGCACTTAATCTACAAACTTATAATAGTGTATCAACTTATTACATTTATGGGTTTATGTTGAAGAAACCTGCATTGTTTAAAGATTTTCCAAATACAACTGTAATCAGTAAAATTATGGAAGAAATTAGAGAGTTTTCTATTAAGAAAATTAATTTGAACAATGTACAGCTTTGTGATACACTAGCCACATGTGAAGAATTATTAGGGAAACCTTCTGCTAATATTGCATATAGTAGTAATTTTGAAGGAAGAATTCAGACTGCATATCCTATGATGAAGTTGCTACATAATAGGTATGCTAATGATTTGGAAGTTGAGGAAGTTGTTAAGTACATGAAGTTATGTGGTGTTTAATTTTAATTTAAAGGAGTAAAAATGTCTAAATATGTTCATATGATTACAGATAGTTCTGTAATGGTTCTTGATACTACAAATGGTACTCAAGTTAAGTTTTTTAAAGAAGATCCTCGATTTGCTAAAGCGGTTGAAGCGATTGTTTCCGGTTCACCTGAAGATGCTTTCAAATTGGACACTAAAACTGTCATTAAAACATTCTTTGAAGTTGACGAAGATTCTTATGATGGTGAAGTTACTGTAACAATTGAAGATGGTGTAGGATATGTCTATATTCATGAAGTTCAATTGAAAACCGAACTTCATTCAGCTCTTACAAATAAGATTGTAAAAATGGCTAAACAGGGGTTTGATTCTGCTCCTATTGTTAATTTTATTAGTAATTTGTATGCTAATCCTTCAAAGACTGCGGTAGATGAATTGTTCTTGTTCATTGAAGCTTCAGAATTGCCTATCACTGAAGATGGTTATTTTATTGCTTACAAGATTGTTCAAAACGATTATCTTGATATTTACTCAAAGACTATGGATAATAGTATCGGTAATGTATTGGCGATGCCTCGTAATATGGTAGATGATAATCGTGCGAATACTTGTTCTCGTGGACTTCACTTCTGTTCTCGTGGATATTTGAATTCATATGGTTCAAGTTCTCGTTCAGGTGACCGTTGTTTGCTTGTTAAGATTAATCCTGCTGATGTTGTATCAATCCCATCTGATTATAATAATGCTAAGGGTCGTACTTGGTGTTATGAAGTTATTGGTGAAGTTGAAGGTGATTGGCGCGCAACTCTTCCACAGCAAGATTATACATCTGATGCGGTAGTATCATCAATCGGTGAAGTATTGGATGACGATGGTGATGATTGGTATGACGATGACGATGACGATGGAGACGAATATGATTGTAGTGCATGTGATGAAGAAGATTGCGGTTGTTGCGATGCAGAAGAATCTTCTGCTCAGCCATATGTAGCTACAGTAGAACCAAAATTTGAGTATTCAAATCAGTACGAACAAGGATACCTTAAAGGGTATCGTGATGGTAGTAACGGTCAACAGACTTCTACTGCAGGTAGTGATGCAATTTATTATGATGGGTATGAGTTGGGTTTTAAGCATGGTAAGGGCCACAAGCGTAAGTTATACAAGTAAGTGAATGTGAGGAGAATATTTGATTATTCTCCTCTTTTATGTTATAATATTATCTTTAAAATGTGAGGTATAAAATGAAGAACAAGCAAAAATTGTGGCGCAAAATGGCAAAGAAAAAAGATGGTCAACGTAATGGTCGTCTAATTAAACAAACGATGCAATATTTTAATAGTGATGCAAAAATTGCGCTTCCTATTCATATTGCATTGTTCAAACGTGCTGGTATTGCAACTCCAGTATTTGATGCAAGTCAAAAGGTTAGTTTGAAGTCCGGTTCTGCTCACGAATCGTCTGATATTACTGATGTTGAATTTACTGAAGGAACCGCAAATGCAGCTTAATGGTCAAACTGTAGATATTCTAAAGAATTTTAGTGCTATCAATTCAAATCTTGTAATCAATGTAGGTAATAAGATTGAAACAATTTCAGCGTCTAAAGATATTATTGCAGTTTTTGAATCTGATGAAGATTTTACAAAACAGATTTCTATTTTCAATCTAAATGAATTCTTAGGTGTATTGAATGCATTTGATAAACCAGATTTGGAATTGAATGATAAGAATGTCGTAGTATCTCAAGGTAATCAAAAAGTAAAGTATAATTATGCAGATAGTTCTTTACTTATTGTTCCACCAGAAAAGGGTGTTAAATTCCCAGCTACTGATATTGCTTTTACTTTAGCAGATGTTGTTCTTGCTAAATTGCTTAAAATGGCTGCTATTCTTAGTGCAGAAGATTTAGCTATTATAGGTGATGGTGAAAATATCACAATCAAGATTTTTGATAAGAAGAATTCATTGTCTAATACCTTTGTGTTAGATGTTGAAACTGAAACTACCGAAACCTTCCAAGTGAATTTTAAGATTGATAAGTTTAAGCTTGTATCAGGAACTTATGATGTTGAAATTTCTAGTAAGAAGATTTCAAAGTTTAGTCATGCTGGATTATCATTGATTTACTATATTGCTGTAGAATCTGATAGTACATTTGCATAATACCCATAGTACATCTTTGATGTAGCTGATGGAAATGACCTGAATATGTCATAAAACTGTTCATTTTTATTATTAACATGTGAGGTGTATATGGAACTTATTCTCTCGGAAAAGTACAGACCCAAATCAGTAGATGATTGTATTCTACCTGAATCAACAAAACAAATGGTTAGAGGTTTAATATCAGATGGAAATATTCCATCTATGTTATTCGTTGGCGGTGCAGGTTGCGGTAAAACCACTCTAGCCCGAGCTATAGCAAATGAAATGAATGCCGATGTTATGCTTATCAATGCCTCTATGGAAGGTAATGTAGATTTAATTCGCACCCGACTAACTCAATTCGCTTCAACTGTATCATTCACTGAATCAAAGAAAATTACCATTCTTGACGAATCTGATGGATTGACTCAACAGGCACAACAAGCCCTTCGTGGTTTTATTGAAGAATTTGGTAAGAATCATAGTATTATTTTTACTGCAAATTTTGCCGGTAAAATTATTGACCCTATCAAATCAAGATGTAAAGTCGTAGATTTCAAAATCACATCAAAAGAAAAACCTTCTATTGCTGCAAAGTTTATGAAGCGTGTTATTAATATTCTTGAAACTGAAAATATTGAGTTCGATAAAGAAGCTGTTGCATCTCTCGTAATGAAGAAGTTTCCGGACTTTCGTTCAGTATTAAATGAAATTCAAGGATATGCCGCCGGTGGAAAAATTGATGCAGGAATTCTTGCAAACCTTTCAGATGAAGCGTTTTCTTCACTTATTACTTCATTGAAGAATAAGAAGTACGGTGAAGTTAGAAAATGGGTTGCAGAACATTCTGATATTGAATCTTCTGAAATGTTCCGATTGTTTTACGATAATGCTAGTAATAACTTAGCACCAAAATCTATACCTGAATTGGTTATTCAATTAGGTGAGTTTGGTTATAAAGATTACTTCGCGGTGGATAAAGAAATAAATCGTATGGCATTTCTTACCACTATTATGTTGTCGCAAGGTATTGAGTGGAAATAATATGACTACTCCATTCGATATAATCAAGCATATTAATGAAAAAACTACATTAGAATTTGATATGAAAGATTATAACCCTTTTATGGTTAATCGTGGATTATCAAATACAATTGATACTTTATTTTTTGCTGAAGTAATGAATAAGTATTACACTTTAGATAAAGATATTCAATATGCTTTTTATTTTAATGGTATCCCTAAAGGTAAACGATTCGGTAAATGGAATAAGAGTAGTGAAATAAATACTAACATTGAACTTATTATGAATGAGTATAAAGTCAATATTAGGGTAGCAGCATCATATCTAAAATTAATGAATGATGCTGATATACAATTATTACATGAAAAGAGTTATAAAGGGGGGGTAAAAAATGAATATGTCAGAATTTGGGGTACAAATTGATTTAAAAAATCCGTCAGATTTTCTTCTAGTTAAGGAAACTTTGACCAGAATCGGTGTAGCATCTAACAAAACAAAAACATTATATCAATCAGTTCACTTGTTACACAAGCAAGGTTTGTATTACATATGTCATTTCAAAGAACTTTTTAAATTGGATGGGAAACCTGCTGATATTTCAGATGATGATATTAAGCGTAGAAATTTAGTTGTTAAACTTTTAAAAGATTGGAATTTGATTACATTGATAGATGAAACTTGTTTACAAAATCTTGCATCATTATCTTCTGTTAAAGTATTATCTTTTAAAGATAAAGATTCCTGGATATTGGAAGCTAAGTACACGATTGGAAATAAAACAAACTATTGACATCTGCTTATAAATGCTGTATAATGTCTTTATGAATTGAGAAATTCATTTTTATTAAATTTTAATTAAGGAAAATCATGAGCGAAAATGTACAAGTAGTAACTTTCACGGTAGATGAAATTAATCAAATTTTGAACGTATTGGGTGAAATTCCAGCTAAGTACAGTTTGGACTTGGTTACGTTTATTCGTGGTACTGCACAAAAGCAGTTGAAGAAAGATGAAGAAGTTACTGATGTAGAGGTTGTGTCTGCATAATACATGAAAGTGTATTCTTTGACGAAATCTGAAGCAGGTTTCGACTTTCAGATTTCGTCAAATAGTTTAGATGGAGGGGTTCTAATTGTTACTCAAAATACTATTTTCAGTTACTTCTCCGTCAAGTATTTTTCTTCTGCTGAACAAGGTAGAAAGTGGATTGACTCTATGGTCAATAATGCACGTGGTTTGTCAAAATATATTATTGGAGAGTGAGGACAAATGAACATTCGTTTAGCACAAAAGCCGTTTTTAAGCGTACAAGGTGAAGGTCCTAGAACCGGACGACTTACTATTTTTGTAAGATTGTTTGGGTGCAATCTCCGTTGCGGTGGATTCTTTCAAACCGAACCGACTAAACCGGAAACTTGGATAACTCCGATTTTAGCTGACCCAAAATCTTTTAAATCACTTAATGATTTCCCTGTCGTAGAGTATGGTTGCGATACACTATATGCTATAGATCCAAGGTATAAACATCTTGCAATTGATTATGATATTGATTCGTTGATGAATGATATTACCTCATTACTTCCTACATATGGTGGTAAGCCTACATGGATTCATCCTAATACTGGTAATGCATATGATATTTGTTTTACTGGAGGTGAACCTCTCTTAAATCAAAAAGCTATAATTGAAATTCTTTCAAAGCTGCCTTCACAATTGGGACCAGAATTTGTTCAATTTGAAACAAATGGAACTAAACCAATTTCCGCTGAATTGTCAGATGCATTGCAAAACTTTAATGTATTATTCAATGTTTCTCCTAAACTGCTTAATGTAACTGGTGAAATAAACGGATATAATGAAAAGGTTTTGCAATCATATCTATATAACGGATATGTTGCACTGAAGTTTGTTGTTAATGATAAATCTGAATCGTTCGATGAACTAGATGAAATTATGAAGAATTCAACTTTACAATTACCTGTTTATGTTATGCCGGTGGGATCATCTTTTAAACAGCAATCTGATTATGAAACAATTAATAGAATTTCTGTAATGGCGGTCGAACGAGGTTATCATATCAGTGGTAGACTCCACTGTATTTTATTTGGAAATGATACGGAGCGATAATATGACTGATATAAAATATTCATGGGACGCTTTAACAAAAGACTCCAAACTTTTATGTGACCGGATAATTGAATCACAATTTAAACCTGAATTGATTATAGGTATTACTAGAGGTGGTGCAATTCCTGCGGTTATTGCTAGTCATTATCTTAAATTACCTGTAACTTTCATTGAATGGTCTACCAGAGATTCTCATGTTAAAGATCGTGGTGTAATTTTAAATTTAGTTGCACAAATTCAATATCAAAATATTAAGGTGATGATTATTGATGATATTGTAGATTCCGGTAAAACTTACGGAGAATTACAAGATATTTTAAGTGGTATGCATACTAATATC